CTGACGAAGTTACTTTCAAAACAATTCAAAAACTTACAGGTAAATTAACTCAAAAAATTAGAGTTTTAGATTCTCAAGAAGGAATGACTTCTGAGGATATCAAATATGTTATTAATATGGTATTATCATCATTAGATTTGAAATCAATATCTGAAGAAGATAAAGAAGATATCATGTCTAAATTTGAAGAAGATTCTGAAAACTTAGGTGGTGATGATATGGACGGTGAAGATATGACAGACGATACTGAAGTTGAAGATATTCAAGCAGATATGGATGTTGAAATGGAAGGTGAAATAGAAGAAGGAGACATATATGGTTCATTTAAAGATGATGAATGGTATGACCAAGATGACAAGTCTTATGACTCTAATAAGTTTGATTTTGATTATGATGAGGAAGAATTTGAAGATTTTCCTTCTTTAATGGCAAAACACGGTAACAAAAGCAAATGGTTTGGGGATGGTGAAGAAGGGGAAAATATTTTTAACAACTATAAAAATTATCACAATAGACCATTTAAAGTAAGAAGTAAAAAATCAAGTGAAATGGAAGAATATGGTCACGGTTCAATCCTTGACTCAATCTTTAAAGAATCAAAAGTTGATAAAGTTATTTCAAAATATTTTGAAACATCATTAACCGAAATTAATGAAAACGCTAAAAGAAAAGTTAACAAAAAATCAAATGTTAATATGGTAATGGAAACAGTTATTAAAATGACTGAAACTGTTGAACAAGAATTGGCTGCTAAAAAATTCTTAGAGGAAAGTACAGGTTTTAAATTTGTAGGAATTACCAATAAGAAAAATTTGGTTTTTGAAAATAAAGAAGAACAAGTAAGAATTTCACCTGAAGGATTTATTATATGAGTTATTTAATTTTCGTGAATGGTCTTGGTCCTAATTATAAAGGAGACAATCTTTACGAATTTATTTTCTCAAATAATTTAGATGAAGTTTGGGGAGAGTTATGGGAGAGTAAACCATCGAATGGTTACCCAACTCCACCTGATTTAGAACACATAAAAAAAGTAGGAGTTTTGAGAAATACTAATGTAAAGTTGGAATTGATTCAAAACTCCGATTTTTTTTCTATGGTAGATGCAATTGACGATGTCGTTGCTTTAGCATGGGAGCCTGACGAGTACGAAACCAAAAAAAGAATGGTTTTTAGATATGGTACTCCGGAACAAAAAATAAAAGATATTCTCTATGAACGAGATTTAATCTTAGAATTTGAAAATAAAGTAGTGTATGAGAAATAATAAAAAAGCGTTAGAATTGGTTGAGAAAGGTTTATCATCTAAGACAGTTAGTAAATTAACTGAATCACAAATTAACGTATTACATTTAAAATTATTGGGAGAAGCCACAGTAAATGTTAGTAGTAAAAATCCAAACGCAGCACAGATTGCTAAAGATATGACATCAAAAGGTATTAATATTACTATGACAGAAAAAGAACTTGAAGAGGAAGAAGAAGTTACTGTTGACCCAAACAAAGAAACTGAAACTCAAGATGCGCATCAAGTAGGTCCTTCATCTGATGATGGATTTGGTAATGAAACAGACGGTATGGGAATGTTTGAAGAAAAGAAAGATGGTCCAAATCCTTGGGCTATTTGTCATTCACAAGTAGGTCCTAAAAAATCAAGAAAATGGGAAAGATGTGTTAGAGAAGTAAAAAAACAATTGAAAGAAGGAAAAAATCTTGTATCTTTGTTTTTGGAGAACGAAATTATAAGAATCGTTGAAAAACATATGCCACCAAAGATTACTAAAGGTGATTTAATGAATTATATTATGGAAGCGGAACCTGCGGTTGCGCCAACAAAACCTACAACTAAACCAACAACAAAACCTACAACTAAGCCATCAAAGCCTAGTCATCCAGGTAAGAACCCAAATCCAGGAGAAAATCCAGCACCAAAGGCTAGAAAAATTTCACCTGAAACAGCTAAAGAAGAAATTATTGACGTAATTTTAAATATGTTAAAAAAATAAGATGGCAAAGAAATTTAATGAACAAATAGATTACGGGAATACACCCGAAAGAATGGACCCGAATTTAGAAAGAAAATTGGGTAGTCCTGAAGGACTCTATGCCAAAAATCCTGCAATGAAAAAAGGTGTCAAAGATGTTGAAAGATTAGTTAGTCAAAGATTTCAAAAAGTTGCCGATAAATTAAGAGAAGTAACAGGTATTCAAGATTTAAGCTCAAAACAAGTTCAAGGTATGGTTTACCAAGAAATGATGAGAAAAGTTCCTAATATCATGAGAATAGAGTCTCAACATAGAGATGAACTTATTGAGTTAGCTATAGAGGCTTCGTTGGATGAAACCGAAGTTCCTGACGATTGGTATCAAATTGAAGGAAATTTAGGTATGCCTAATGCTGATAACTTTAGAATGAAACCTGAAGATGAAGACGACGAAGAAAAAGAAGAAAAACTTCAATTTCCGTCGTTTGATGTTGAGGATTTAACTGACGAAGAAATTTTAGAATTAGAAAAACATAAAAGAAATATAATCAACGCCATCATTCAAGGTTCAGCTAAAAAAGGACATTACCTTTTCCAAAAACCTGAAATTAAAGCAAAATTAGATGCAATAGACCCATCATTGTATGGTGATTATTTGGGGATTATGGCAATCATCGATTTTTTATATTTCAGTCAGGAACAAATGATTGAAATGATGAGTCAAACAGGTCAAGGTATTGCGGGTAAAGTTGAATTAGGTGATGCTGACGAGGAAGAAGAAGGCGGTGAAGAAGGTGAATACCAACCAGATACTAAAATTACTGCAACAGGTTTAATCTTTCCAATTTTATGTCATGAAATTATTAAAGGGTTAGAAGAAGCGACAGGTAGACACGGATTACCAACAGACCCTTCAATGCGTCAAAAAGTTATGGGACAAACAGATACATTGGCTAATGAACCAATGCAATTAAGAATTGGACCTGAAATTGTTGAACAATTAAGATTTGTATTACCTGACGAAATGTTTGATACAAAAAATAAAGGTTTAATTGTTTTTTTTAAAATTGAGTTATACAAAATGCCTGCCGAACAAATTTTAGGTATTGTTGGAGATGCAATTTCTGAAGATTCTTCTAAAGTAAATAAAGCAAAGTCAAAATTTGTTGAAATCATGAATAAAGCTAAAAGTGTGAAAGAAGATTTTGAAAATTGGAAGAACGAAAAAGAAGAAGAAACTCCTGAAGTTGATAATGAAAATGATGACGATGACTTGGATGACTTTTTACGTGGTTTAGGTATCGAGAGACCTTAATCAATTTATTTGTGACTAAAGAACAATTAATAATAGAACTTACGAAGTGTATGAGGAATACTCCTTACGCACTTCGTACTTATTTACAAACATACGACAATACTGTTTCTAAGTATGTCCCCTTAGACCTTTTTCCTGACCAAGTAAGTTTAATTGATGATTACGACAAATATAATGAAAATGTTGCGTTAAAATATCGTCAGGCAGGTGTGTCAACTGTTACAGCCGCTTGGGCATCAAAAAAAATATCTTTTGCCCAAAAAAATAAACCGGAAAAAGTTCTAATCATTGCCAATAAGTTGGATACTGCCGTGGAAATGGCGAATAAGATTAGAGGGTTTACAGAACAATGGCCAGCATGGGTTGGTATTGGTTTCTCACCTGAAAAAAATGCTGCAAGACATTTTAAATTAAATAATAATTGTGAGGTTAAAGCCGTTGCAACATCTAAGGATGCTCTTCGTGGTTATACACCAACCATATTAATATTTGACGAGGCAGCATATATTGAAGCCGATGGTGATTTTTGGGCGGCTTGTATGGCATCCCTATCTACGGGTGGTAAAGTTATTGTGGTTTCAACACCAAACGGATATGACGCAATTTATTATGAAATTTACGACCAATCTTTAAGAGGTATGAATGATTTCAAAATATCTGAGATGTTTTGGTATCGTGACCCAAGATATACAAAAGATTTGTATATGGTTAAAACAAATGATTTAGTTCACTTCTTACTTAACAGAGAAGAATATAAACTTGATGAAGTTGTTATTGATTTATCAATGCCAAATCCATATGAAAGAGACCATTCGATAGTTACTGACTATATTGAACAGGGGTATAAACCTTGTTCATCTTGGTTTGAGGGTATGGTTAAGAAGTTAAAATTTGACCGAAGAAAAGTTGCTCAGGAATTGGAATGTAACTTCTTGGGTTCGGGTGATAACGTATTCGATTCTGACTTAATGCAAAATATATCTAAAAACCAACTTTCTGACCCCCAAGCAAAGATGATGGGTGGTGGATTATGGATTTTTAAAGAACCTGAAAACGGTCATAAGTATGTTATGGGTGTCGATGTTTCAAGAGGAGATTCTGAAGATTTTTCTTGTATTCAAATTATAGATTTTGATGCTCGAGAACAAGTTTTGGAATATGTTGGAAAACTTCCACCTGACGTTCTGGCGGAAGTTGCCTACAAATGGGGAACTATGTACAACGCGTATTGCGTTGTCGATTTAACGGGAGGTATGGGGGTCTCAACAGCAAGGAAATTACAAGAGATGGGATACCAATCTGGTTTGTATGTTGATAACGTGGATACATCAAATAAATGGAAATGGGACCCAAAAATAAATGAGAAAATTCCTGGTATTAATTTTAACAATAAAAGAGTTCAAATTATTGCCGCTTATGAGGAAAACCTTAGACACGGATTTAAAGTTCGTTCGAGTAGGTTATACAATGAGATGAATACTTTTGTTTATATTAACGGAAGACCTGACCATCAAAAAGGTCATCACGATGATTGTATTATGTCAATTGCGATGGCGATGTATGTTGCCGAGAAATCATTTCAATCAATTGAAAAAGTTACAAACCATACAAAGGCAATGCTTAATTCTTGGGCAACAACAATAAGTGAAAATAAAAATTCTTCAGAGTTTTTTAATCCTTTAGTACCTCAAATGGGTAGAGATGGTCAGATGATGAATCAAGGTGCAACCAAAGCCGATTATCAAAAATATGGATGGTTATTTGGTAGCAGATAACTATTTATATTATTAGGATAATAAGTAAAATTGATTTATGAGCGAAAATAATTTAACCGTTTGGCAAAGACTTTCTAAAACATTTGGACCAAACTCATTATTAAAACAAGACTACCCTACTTTTAAGTTTGATAAGCAAGAACTTTTACGTACACAAAATCGTGATGATTTTGAAAGGGAAAAATTACAAGCGCAACAAACTTTTTATCTAACAAATCAATGGGCCAAAGTTGAAAACAATTTATATTCTCAAGCAATTTATTATGAACCATCAAGATTATCATCTCAGTATGATTATGAATCGATGGAATATACTCCTGAAATTTCTGCCGCTCTTGACATCTATGCCGAAGAATCTACAACCACAAATGAAGATGGTTTTATTCTTCAAATTTATTCTGAGTCAAAAAGAATCAAATCGGTATTGGCCGATTTATTTAATAACTCATTAGATATTAACACCAACTTACCTATGTGGACAAGAAACACTTGTAAGTATGGTGATAACTTTGTTTATTTAAAATTAGACCCTGAAAAAGGTGTTGTTGGTGTACAACAATTACCTACGATTGAAATTGAACGTCATGAGGTTGGGGTAACGGCAAAGATATCTGTTGATATTACAAAAGAATTGGACAAAGATAAGAAAGCCCTACATTTTACTTGGAAGAACAAAAATATGGAATTCCAATCTTGGGAGATTGCTCACTTTAGATTATTGGGTGATGACAGAAAACTTCCTTATGGTACTTCTATGTTGGAAAAAGCAAGACGTATTTGGAAACAGTTATTGTTATCTGAAGATGCGATGTTAATCTATAGAACTTCAAGAGCACCTGAAAGAAGAATCTTCAAAGTGTTTGTTGGAAATATGAACGACGATGATGTTGAAGCATATGTACAACGTGTTGCCAACAAATTCAAAAGAGAACAAGTTGTTGATAGTAAGACAGGTAACGTGGATATGAGATTTAATCAAATGGCGGTTGACCAAGATTATTTTGTTCCCGTTCGTGACCCTTCAGCACCAAGTCCTATTGATACTTTACCTGGTGCAACTAACTTATCAGAGATTGCCGATATTGAATATATTCAAAAGAAATTATTAACAGCACTTCGTGTTCCTAAAGCATTTTTAGGATTTGAAGAAGTTGTTGGTGATGGTAAAAACTTGTCTTTACAAGATATCCGTTTTGCTCGTACCATCAATAGAATTCAAAAAAGTATGATTGCTGAGTTAAACAAAATTGCAATCGTTCACTTATTCTTATTAGGGTTTGAGGATGAATTACAAAACTTTACGTTAGGATTAACTAACCCATCAACACAAGCTGATTTATTAAAAATTGATGTTTGGAAAGAAAAAGTTTTATTATATAAAGATTTAGTTTCTGACCCTGGAAATGGTATTCAACCAGTATCTTCAACTTGGGCTAAGAAACATATATTTGGATTCTCTGATGAAGAAATCAGATTGGATTTACAACAACAAAGAATTGAAAGAGCGGTTGGTGAAGAACTTAAGGCAACACCTACTGTTATCACTAAAACAGGTATATTTGATAATATTGATAAATTATATGGTAATACCTCAGGTGCAACTCCAACTGCGGGAGCTGAAACAACACCGGGTGGTGGTGAAGAATTGGGAGGATTTACACCTCCTCCGGCAGGTGGTGAGTCATTTAGTGAACCAACCGAAGTACCAGCAGGAGAAGAGGGAGGAGCATTACCAACTGAGGCTACTGTTACACCAGAATCTACTTTACCAAATATGAATATTTTGATTGAAAATAATTTTATTAAAGGAAAAACTTTTATAGATTTAGGTCATGGACAAGAATCTTTAGGAGAAATTTCAAAAGAATTGGATAAGTTACTAAACTCGTAATATTTATATTGAAAATAGACAAAATGACATTCGGACAAATTAAATCCATAATTGAAAAAAACTTACTTGAATCTTACAAAAATGAGAAAGATTTCAAGAAATCATTAAAAGAATTCAAACACAATGTTTTGAACAATAAAACAATGTCAAAATTGTATTCTTTGTATGACCAATTAAGTACGCCTCAAGGATTGTCAGAGTCTGATTCTAAAGAATTTTTAGAAGAAGGTATTACCCTTATTCAAAAATTAGTGTCTGATATTAAAACTCCAATGGTTTTAGAAACTGTTGAAAATAAGTATTCTGATATTGATTCATTAGTTTATATCAATAAATTAGATTTATTGGAAAGAGTTAATTCAAAAAAAAATATTATTAAATTAATTTCATCTAAAAATGAAATAGTTAAGGAGTCAATTAATATTCCAATTAAAACTATGGTTAGTATTGCTAATCAAACATTAAATAATTACATAGAAAATCTTGATGAAAATTCTAAAAAAGAATTTTTACAAATTATATCTGAAGATGTTCAATCTTTAGAAACTAAGTTCGAAACTATACGTGAAAACACTATTGTTAAGCTCAACACAATGTTGGAAAAAGAAGAGGAGTTTGAAATAAAAACTAAATTATCTGAAACAATAGAAAGAATTAAAGTTGAGAAATTTGACCAATTAAATTTTCTAAAATTAAAAAACTTAGAAAGTTCAATTTAATCTTTATTAAACTTTTCTTTATAGATTGCCTTTATCACCTGTTTACGTCTTGCAACTGATTTTTTTGTAAATTCTCGTTTCTCAAACAATTTTTGATTTTGTTTAGTTTTAATTACCTTAGACTTTAAAGTCTTTAACGCTTTATCAATCGATTCGTTTTCTTTTATTTTTACTATTAACATATATTACAAATATCACAATACTTTAAAAAATTTTGACATTCGTATTTAAAAAGATTATATTTTTTAAAAAATAAACGATGTCATTATGAATATTAATGAAAAAAGGTAAAAGTGTAAAGTTGAATTTATTTCAACCAATTAAAACAGTGTACGGAACTGTTGATTCTAAAAATTTAAAATCATTGTACATAAACATTCAATCTTGGGTAAATCCTAAATTTGAACACAATAATTGGAATAGGGTTGTTTGTAATCTAAGTAGAGATATAAAACATAGTGTATTTGATTCTATAGACACTAATTTATTTAAAGAAAAATCAATTGTTGATTTAGATTTAAGAACTAGTGGTATTTCACACGGAAAAAAATCTTTTTTTAATCTTGAGGTTAATTTATACACAACCAAAGAAATTGATTTTAAATCACAAGATATTAAAGATTCTGTTAGAAAAATTGTTAATCATATATTCTATTTTAACGTTGAAAACAACAAATACTTTGAATTTTCTACATCTAAAAAATAATTAATACGAACAAAGATATTTATACGATATATTTATCTTAAAAGTATTAATGAAAAAATTAAGAATTTTAGAATCAAACGAAGTAGGTCACGGAATTTTGATTGAAACAGATGCTGGATGGGTCTCTCCAAAAGAGAGTCATAATGCTCTTGTAATCCAAGAGTCAGCAAAATTAGATTACAGAAATCCATTTGAGTTTTATGCGGTATTACAGAAATATGATACTCCAAATAGAAATGGTAGAACATATCCTGAACAAATATTAAAAAGAGAAGCGGACAACTATAAAAAGGCGATTGCCAAGGGTTTGTCAACTTCAGAACTTAATCACCCTGAGTCGTCTCTTATTGACTTAGACAGGGTATCTCACATCATCACCGACATATGGTGGGATAGAAATATTTTAATGGGAAAATTAAAATTATTGACATCACCAGGATTTCACGAAAGAGGAATCGTTTCAACTAAAGGTGACCAAGCAGCAAACCTTATGAGACAAGGTGTTACTTTAGGTATATCATCTCGTGGTGTTGGTTCATTAAAAAAAGTTGGAGAAAGAAATGAAGTACAAGACGATTTTGAATTAATTTGTTTTGACTTAGTATCATCACCATCAACACCTGGAGCTTATTTATTTACCAATCCTGAGGACAGAGATATGTATGAGGAAAATTTAGAAGAAGAAAAAAGAGGAAAACCAACGGTTAATTCAGATTATGTTGACAAGTCAGTTGACTTAATGAAAAAATTAAACGATTATTTGGGAAAATAAAAATTATGGACGAAAAATATTTTGTAGCAAAAATTCAGTATGATTTACCTGACCAGGATTCAGGTAAGATTAAAAAAATTAGAGAAGAAAAATTGGTTAAAGGTTATTCTGTAACGGATGTGGAAGCAAAGGTTACAAAAAAATATGAGGGATTCACTCATGATTGGAGAATAACTTCAGTATCAGAAAGCAAAATCGATGAAGTAATCGAAAAATAAAAAGTGGTCATTAGACCACTTTTTTTGTTTAAGTCGGATTTTTTCTTAATAGGGAACTATTTATAATGAAAAAAACCGATTTTTTTATGCGAGAAAATAAATTAGTACAAGAGGCTCTAATTCAAATGAAAAATGTTGAAGAAGCTATAGCCGAAAATGCAAAAGGAATACTTGCTTCTACTATGAAGGAAGAAATCAACCAACTAGTAAAAGAATCTCTATCAGAACAAGAAGAAGATGAGATTGAATTAGATGTTGACGCAGATACTGATGTAGATGCTGAAACTGATAATGAAGATGAAATGGAAATGGACTTAGACATGGATGTTGACGGAGACGAAGACGAAATGGAAATGGACATGGATATGGATTCAATGGAAAGTCCAATTGACTTAACCGACGCTTCTGACGAAGAAATTCTAAAAGTATTTAAAGCAATGGGTGAAGAAGACGGAATTATCATTAAAAAAGATGGTGACGATGTTCACTTGACTGATAATGATGCTGATGTTGAATACCTTGTTAAACTTGGAGAATCTGAAGAAGGGTCTGGAATGATGTCATATGACGACGACGAACAAAATGAGTTACTTAACCGGATTTTCAAAGAAATGGAAAACATGGATGAAGAAGATGGATTTGACACTGAAGAAGGGGAACAAGAAGAGGGAGTTATGTATGAAATTTCATTAGAAGAAGACGAACCCGAAGACTCTGATGAAGAAGGAGAAGAGATGGAAGAATCACATTATGGTGGTAAAATGGGCGATGAGTCTAAATCTCATAGAGACTACATGGGAGAAGAAGAATCTGATGAAGAAGAATCTGATGAAGAAGGATACGCTAACGAATCTTACAGTCCAAAAAAAGGAATGAAAAAAGTAAAACCTAAAGGTGTTGGATTAGGCTCAGGTCCTAAGTTCGCATACAATAAGACCTCTGGTGGATTCAAAGAAGACAAAAAAGAAGGTCCAAAAGAAATGGGAACAGGAAAGGCAAAATTTGATTACAAAAAAGGTGCTAACATGGAAGGTAAATCTAAAGTTGTTAAAACTGAAACTAAAGAAGGTGATTACGGAATGAATAGAGGTGATAAATCTAAAACCATGAAAGGTAAAGAAGATTACACAACTAAAAAAGGTATGACAAATTCTAAAGGGGAAAAAGCTTTTGAAAAAGAAGAAACCAAAGAAGCTGCTAGAACATACGGTATGGGTTCTAAAGAAGGTAGAGGTTTAAGAAAAGGTATTACTAACAATAGAAATTACGTTTATAAAAACGGAGTAACAGTTGAGAGTTTAGATGCTGAAGTGAATATGTTAAGAGAGAAAAATGAAGAATATAGAAAAGCACTTAATGTGTTCAGAGAAAAATTGAACGAAGTTGCTATCTTTAATTCTAATTTGGCTTACGCAACAAGATTGTTCACAGAACATTCAACTACTAAGAAAGAAAAAATTAATATTCTTAGAAGATTCGACGATGTTGAGACATTAAAAGAGTCAAAATCTCTTTATAGGTCAATCAAAGACGAATTAGGAACAACTGACACAAAATCAATTAACGAATCTGTTGGAAACAAATTAAATAAAACAGTAACAACAGGTTCATCAACTACACTAATTGAATCAAAAACTTATGAGAATCCACAATTCTTAAGAATGAAAGATTTAATGGGTAAATTAGGGTAATTAAAAAAATAAAATAAAACTTAAAAAACAAAACAAACTAAAATGGGAGCATTATTAGAATCAGGTCTTGTTGGTAACATTGGTTTAAAACACTTAAAAGTTATCAAAGAAGATACAATCAACAAATGGGACAAATTAGGATTCTTAGAGGGTCTAAAAGGTCACATGAGAGAAAACGTAGCACAATTATACGAAAACCAAGCATCATTTTTAATTAATGAAGCATCATCTACATCTGATACAGGTGCATTTGAAACAGTGGTTTTCCCAATCGTTAGACGTGTATTCTCTAAATTATTAGCAAACGATATCGTTTCAGTACAAGCAATGAACTTACCAATTGGTAAATTATTCTACTTTGTACCTAACATTCAAGCGTACACTGACAATTCAACAGCAACTAATGGTATTCACCGTAAACCTTACGGAGCACCTGGATACGATAACGCAATTGATGGTGGTTCACCAAACAGTGGTTACGACTACAACAACACTAAAGACCTTTACGATAGATTCTACGAAGGTAACGAACCAGCATTAGACCCACCAGGTTTATTTGACTATTCTAAAGGACAATTCTCGGCAGTAACTGCTGATGTTGTTACTGTATCTTGGTTACTTGACCAATTAGTTCCTTCGGCTTACACTCTTTCTGATTACAGAAAAGTATTAATAGTTATGTCAGGTTTCGCATCTGCTGGAGCTGGTAAATTAATCGGTCCTGATGGTCAACCAATGGATAATGAGGCTTTCTTATCTGATTTAACTATCTATGGTGTTGCTGGAAACACAACAACTGCGGCTAACGCGACTAATCCTTACTTATTTAGAGTAGTAACTCAAAGATATGGTAAAGGTATCGTACAATATGGTAACAACAACCAAACATTAGTATTCCCTAACAGTAGAACTGATGGTGGTCAATATGACGACTTATGTGATGCTGAAGGTAAAATTTACTTAGAAGTTGACTTACAAGTTCCAGTATGTATCACTTGTGGTGGTTCTATGGACGGTTACACAGGTTCAACATTCTCTTCATCAACTGCAACTAGTAACGCATTTACATCTACTTACAGAATCTACAAAAACTTAGAGTTTGAAGATAGAATTGGTGAGGTTTCATTTGATTTAATGTCAGTAACTGTTTCAGTAACTGAAAGAAAATTAAGAGCACAATGGTCTCCAGAAATGGCACAAGACGTTGCGGCGTTCCATAACATTGATGCTGAGGCTGAATTAACAGCTTTATTATCTGAGCAAGTTGCGGCAGAAATTGACCGTGAAATCTTAAGAGATTTACGTAAAGGTGCTGCTTGGAACTTGAGATGGGATTACAACGGATGGAAACGTCTGGGTTCAAGTGCTGTTCCTTACACTCAAAAAGACTGGAATCAAACTTTGATTACAGCTATCAATCAAATTTCAGCTCAAATCCACAAATCTACCTTAAGAGGTGGTGCTAACTGGATTGTTGTTTCTTCTGAAATCAGTGCTATCTTTGATGACTTGGAATATTTCCACGTATCAAATGCGGCTCCTGAGCAAGACCAATACAACATGGGTATTGAAAGAGTTGGTACATTAGCAGGTCGTTACCAAGTGTTCAGAGACCCTTATTTCCCAGCTAACCAAGTGTTAATGGGTCACAAAGGTACATCTTTACTTGACACAGGTTACATCTACGCACCGTATGTACCTCTACAATTAACACCTACAATGTACAATCCGTTCAACTTTACTCCAATCAAGGGTATCATGACTAGATACGCTAAGAAAATGGTAAATAATCGCTTTTACGGAAGAATTACTGTAGATGGTGTTAGAACATTTGACTTAAGAGAATTGAGATAATCAATCTTTAACAAATACACTAAAAGGGACAAGAAATTGTCCCTTTTTTTATTTACAGAAAATCAAAATTACTTATATTTATTTTTAGATTTTTAGTTTATCAGTCCCCAGCCCTTAAAGCTGTTGAGTATTCACGGAGACGAAGGTATTGGTAACGTAGTCAATAAAACTA